CAGAAGGAGCAGCTCTTCGTGAGAAAGATTACAGATACAATCCGAGTCTAGAACATGAAGCTACTACTATGACCATAGATGAGTTGTTTAATAGCATGAAACGTCGACAATATATGTTGCATATAGGTGAGGAGGGATCCTCTATCTTTTGTAATACCGTGCCCATCATGGGTAATGTATTGTTGATTCCCGGGCACGTGGTCCCTAAGAAGACCACGAAAGCTCGTATCACCAAAGCGAACGCCAATCCTAAGAACGTTATGATTCAGCCTGAAAGCTGTTATTTGATTCCGAAGACTGATTTTGCTTTGTGGTACTGTCCAGAAATGGGCAATCAGCGTAATATCATTAAACATTTTCCCGAGTATATTTCGAAAGGTAAGCGTGTGAGCTGCTTTCTGATGTACAATGACTGTGGGACTGTAAAACGTTTTGATAATATGCGCGGCACGCGCGCCACCACTCTGACTACCAAGGGAGGCTGGTTCGATTCCATCACTTATTCCTTTCCTGGAGAAACCTTTAATGGTTTGTGCGTCGCCACGCTAATTGCCACTGATCTCAAGGGTAACCCCTTCATTGGTGGCTTTCACCTTGCAGGTAAGGGTTCTTTTGGCGCTGCTGGCTTCCTAACCAAGGATCAGATTTTATCTGCCATTGCCAACTTGAACAAGAAACCATCCGTTCTTGTCTCGCATTCCAGTGAACCATTCGACACCACCGTCGTAGGTGTCGCTGTTGGGCCGTTGACCGCCCCTGACAGACGCTGTGTTTCCAACAATTTACCTGGAGACGCCAAGTGTGTTGTTTTCGGTCAGCATACTCTTTCCCGTTCCACTCCAGTTTCTGGTGTAGTTACGAGCATGATATCTTCTAGTGTGGCCACCATTTTGGGGCTTCCTAAGCTTCATGGTGCACCTCACGATATGAGAGATGTTTTGCACAAAGAGGTTGACATTGCTGCAAAAACTGATACTGCTTTTTCGTTTCATGGAGATTCCATTGACAAGGCTTATGTGGACTTATCCACTCAGATCCTGTCGGGATTGACCAAG